CCCTCTAGCCGAGGATTTTTTATTCTGAGCATATGGGTTAAAATTACTCTCTACTTGCGCTACAGCATCCACTAAAACATCAGGATGCACCGATAGTCTATAGTTGAGGTCCAGAATAATCCCCAGATTATCATTAAATTTAACAGAAGGGGTTAAATCTGGCCCATCTTCTACATCTTTAAATTCTTCATCTTCAAAGTCACCTATTTCTATAAAAGGGTCACGAAGGTCGAATCTTCCAGAGTTAATCTGTCTGCCAATGCTGAATACGCTACCTTTTTTCCTATTAGTAACCATTTATTTCTTCTTCCTCTCCTGGCTACGTTGGGCTCCAGAGATTAACCTACTTTCTCTCTTAGTATCCCCTAGAATATTTGCCGCTGCATATTTTCTTATCAGAGTCTCAGAAGGATTATTTATGCCTTTACCTTCTAGAAACTCTGTATATTTCTGTAGGAAAGTTTTCCCTGAACTTACATCTAATCTTTCTAAAAATGAGTTTGCAACGATAGCAGTAGAGGCTTGCTCATTACTCATTCTTTTTCTAGATAATCCTACTCTAGTAGTACTAGTCCACGGAACAAGGTCCCAGACATAATCATCAAAGCTAATTGGGGCCAATAATTCTCTAATCTTAGATGATATCTCAGGGTCCGTAGGTACTTTTTTATTATCTTTCATACTAAGTCTAACCCATGATTTTAACTCTGCATCCATAATTTTAAATTGGTCAGGAGTTAGCATCTTTTTGGGTTTTCCCCTTACATCCCGAGTAGGCTGCGCTCTAGTCAATAAAGTTGTAGCCCTAGTATAAACACTTGACTTGTTCTCATTTGAATCTATCTCGTCTAAAGCTGTTATCTTATTTCTTTCGATAATTTTAAATTCATTCAGAGTAAGATTAGGGGCAACTTCATCTAAGTTTACTTCCGCTTTTTTCTTAGTTGATAGTGCGATTAGCTCCCAGAAAGTTTTACCATTAGTGACAGATAAAAATCTATTACCACTGGCAATACCTTTTACTACATTAGCGAGGTTTTCGGCCCTACCACCATTAGATAAATAAAAGTTTAATGCAGCAGGAGCTTTTTTCCTTATACTAGGAAACGAGTTACCTGCAACCGCTAACTCCATAACTGTTTTTTTAGCTGCTTTGAATTTCTCAGCTTCATCAGCTTTTTGTAATGTGTGTCTCTGATATAATTCTGTAAATACTTTATCTCTTACTTCTAAATCTGTTAACTTTTTAGCCGCTTTAACTTGCTCACCAATCGTAGCAAACTTAGAAGTAATCCTGTCCACTTCCTGTAGAGCGATTTTACTGTTAGCGATTTCTTCTTTCCTCCTGAGAGCTGCCTCACTCCTAGATGCGGCAGCAAATATTTTTCTAGCTTCAATTTTTAATGCTTCCTTATCCTCAGCTTTATGCCTACTTTTATCTATAGCTTTTAAAGTATCTACCTCATTTTTACGTAAATTAATAAATTTATTTATGTTGGTATCTACTACAGTTAATCTCGCCCTATCAGCTTCAGCCTCTTTTAATGCCCTAGCATATTCTGCACTTCTAGCATCTAACAGTAGCAGCTTTTCAACCTTACCTCGGACTCTAGTATTTTCTATCTTCTTAGCTTCTTTAAGTTGCCCCTCTACAGATAATGGAGTAGTTTGTATTAAGTCAGTTAAAATCCTTGCTCTCTTATCAGTCGATGCTTCTCTTAAAGTTTTAGATAATTCCGCTTTGATAGTACCATCTATCTCAGGTATGTTTGCTAACCAAGAAGCTTCATTCAGTCCGCTATCTTTAACCCCTGCCATATTAAATATATCTAACCCTAATTCGGGGTTATCATTTTTTACCGCCGCATTAATAGCCGACATTATAACTTCTGATTGGTTAGCCTGTATAGCCCTATCTACTATTTTCTGAGATTGCCCCCTATTAGCAGATATAGCAGCAGACCTAGCAGCAGCTAAAGAAGTTATCCTAACCGTTTCATCCCCAGGATTTAAAGCTATATCACTTTTGGCGGATTCCATAGTAGCCGCTGCTGTTAATTTATTAGCTACATCTTTCTGTTGTATATGAAATCTGCCAATAGATTTTTTATCATCTACAAGTTTAAGGGATGAAGAAGCATTATAAAGATTTCTTCCTCTTTCTGTGCTAATTTTCGCTGCTCCTTCTTCTCTTATTCGACTTAGCTCATCTGCTACTTCAGCACTACGTCTAAGAGCTTCATCCCCTTTTAGGGAGTATAATCCCCCTTCACCTAATAGTAATCTATTTCTAGCATTAGCGTAAGAAATTAATCCTTGGTTTACTTCCCTCTCCTCATCTTCCTTACGCTTCGCAGTAATAATCTTAAATGCAGCATCCCCAGCGTTTTGTACCGCTTGTCCTATCCTGGCAAATGCCTGAGCCTGTTCTAGTGCGGATTGCTCTTGTATCCTGGCGTTAGCCGCAACTCCTCTAGCAGCCTCAGCGGTGGCACCGAGGGCAGCTTGTTTACCTCTATTGACAATACCCCCAGTATCTGTTATAAGGGTTGCAGAGCGAGGTCTAACTTTAGTAGTCTGTTGTATGTTTGAAAGTTCAATAACCATATCTATTCCCCGTATGGTTCAACTGCCAAAGGTTGCCCACTTAGTAGCCACATTAGCTCCAGTATTTATAAGAGTAGCAGTTACATTAGCCTTACCAGTGGCTATAGCAGCCTTACCAGCTTTCTCTAACTGTACAGAAGAAGCTAGTCCAGATTGAAATGCTGTATTAGCAGCCTTCCCAAACTCACCAGCAGCGGTTAAATGGGCTATAGATTCACGCCTGAGATTGAATCCCCGGTCCTTGAATCCTTGAGCTTCCCTAGCTGCATTAGCCCTGATAACAAGAGCGTCTAATTCTCCGATAGCTGCTGTATCGCTAGTTATATCGAGGACGCTACCCTCATCTACTACTTGACCGCTGGCAGCAGCCTGGACCCTCTGACGCCCTATCGTTTGTTTAGCTCCAATCCTACTTTTAGCTTCTTCTAAACGTCCCCGGCTAATAGCATCAGCAGCCAATCTATCTGTAATTTCTACGTTGAGCAGAGCCGTATCACTACTGAATTTAGAAGCTTCTTGGTTAGCAAACTGAGCTTCCTGCTTAGCAAATCCCTCACTGATAGCAGCAGCAGATTGTCCCTGAGCAGCAGACCTGGAAGCAGACGCCGCCTTCTTCTGAGCATTTGCAGTAGCTATACCTCCAGCTACAGTAGAGGCTATAGCTATCCCTGCCATTATACCACACATTACGCTTCCCTTTCTTTATAGAATCTATAGAAGGGGTGATTATCCGGCCCATGCAGAATGATATCTCCAGGGATTGTAAACCCTAACCACCTAAGCCAACGTAATGACCTTCTATGTCTCACATCTACAAAATTCTCCAATTTCTCATACGTTTCCAACCAAGAAGCTGTCAAATCTTTACTAGCTCTCAGGAACGCTTTAGAATATTTCTTCTGATGATATGACCCTAACGCCCAGGGAATACCAAAGTAAGGCTCAACTATAGTCATAGGGACAACCCCCAACATAGCTATAATCTCCCCCTCATCCCCTACCATAGTAACATTCTCATTAGAATATTCTAGTCCCATCGTTAGTGATTCTATGGGGGTGCTATGAGCAGACGCCCAAATCTCAGCCTTATCATCCTCGTTCATAATAGGCGCCAGAGCCTCAGCGTGTTCTATTGTGCTAGGGATACTGAGCATTATGACCCCACCTTAATTGTTGGCATGATAGCAAGGATTGACATAGGCAACGGGTCTTTCTGTCTGATAAATACACGGCCATTAGAATTCCAACTAGGCTCAAGTAGTATCTTTTTATCTCCAGTTAATAGGGATGTCGGGTCACCATAATCTTCAAACTCTCTTTGCTGCATCTCAACAAGACTATCTTTATCCGGTCCGACAAATACTCCCCTAGACCTATTAAATCTTATTGTAACGTCAGGTATCTTTGTAAACTTACCTTGTATAGTAGCATTTTGTTTTTCAATATTAAGAGTTTCCATATCTGAGATAAACCTAAGCCCAATATGGACACGGCCAGCGGATACCGGGATAGTGATAGTACCAGTATCACTTACAGTTTTTCTTGGGACAACATTACCATCGGCCAGGACAGATACGGTTTCACCCTCAAGATGCCTAAGACCAGAGATTTCAGTAGCAGTAGCTCTTACTTCCCCATTTTTAACATAAGCGTTATATGAGCTACCGTCAATATCCGTTCCTGATAAGTTTGTCAACTCAAAGGTATTTGCTGTCTTATTAGCAACCAAGAATTTTCTACCGTTTAACTGGTCAGGCTGAGTCTCGTTAAATAAGCTATCTACATCAGGCTCCCATCTAATACCGTTTATGATAACTTCGTCACCGTCAGAGAATCCATGAGCGGTAGCAGTAATTACTACAGGACTCGCAGCAGTAGAACCAGTTATAGTCAGCGGTGTATCTAAGGATAGACCAGAATCTACAAAGAAAGAATCATGTACGGTATCATATATCCTTGAATGGGTACGCTCAATATATCTTACAGTATTACCGTTTATTTTTCTTTTAACCACAAAGTATATAGCATCTTCTGTATCAGAAGCCGTTTTATCTAAAGAAGCAGTAGATTCAAAATCCCCATCAGTATCCCAAGTAGTAAATGCTATAACCTCCTGGAAGGGATTATAAGTCATAGTGACTACATCTCCATCACTACGAACAGCATATACTCTACCTTCTGGCTCTTTGGCAAACGCCCAATCTACTATAGTGAATTCTTCAAATAAATCCTTAGAAAGCTCTGTTAGATTCAATCCCTCATACTTAGCTTTAGTGCTTTTGAATTCCATACTTCTAATCTGAGCAGCGCTATCAGGTATGAATAAGACAGCATCACCAGCTACAATAGGCGGAATATGCCCAGACCCCCAATAAGTCTGAGGCCGCTGCAATAAAGTGTCAGCAGAAAATCCTGAATTATCCCCGGCATTGACTCTCCATTCGCTACCGCTTGTGAATACTAGCAAATCATTAGCTGGTACGAAATGCCTAATCTCATTAATCTGACGAGAATTTAAAGTTGTAGTAATAGCATCATCAGCTTGAACAGGAAACTTGACAGAAAAGTTAGTATGTCCCGCAGTTTGTGAGTAAAACTTCGTATCAGGTTTATTATTAGAACCTGCAAATACTCTCCTTTGCTGATAATAAGATACAGTTCCTGGACGATTATCAGTACCTATAAAGGGGTTCCTTGGCTGAGGAGGTTTAGAGGTAGTATCTTCAGTAATATTATTGTCCAGAAAACTAACCCCAAATGTCTCTCCAATAAAGCCAATAGGAGAAGCTTCCATACGCCTATAGATATTATACCGGGTAGCATTATCTACTCTGGTCCAAGAAATAGTATTATTCTGGGCAGTAGCATGACTATTAGTAACCGTAGCAAAAGCTTCCTTAGTAGTACCAGCGGAAGAATATGCTGTATATTCTGTACTATCTTCATTCTGTAATTCTAAGGTAGTAGCAGCAGGGGTAGCACCAACAGTGAAATGTCTGCCATTTAATTCAGTCATACCTACAATTGCTTCTACCAGAATGATATCTCCAGACTCATAACCGTGCGCGCCAGAGGTAGTTACTACAGCGGGATTAGCAGCAGTTACTCCCGTAATAGTCTTAGCAGCAGCGCTAGATACTCCAGTTAAGCTTTCCTCTCCGGTGTCTTTATCAATAGCGGTAACAAAATATTTAGCATTAGCCGCATCAGAAGTATTAACAACAATACTTACTCCCGTTGGGTGAGTTATACTTGGGAAGAAATCAATGTCACTGATAGTCCAGGTATCGTGGTCTGTCCTGGTTAATTCCTGTGTGTCATAGTCAGAATGTGCTATCGTCATCACATCAGCAGATTGAACAAACTTTAGATTATCTACATCTGCTATAGCGTAAGGAGTAGTTAAGGTATATATACGAGCAGCAGTACCACCAGAACTATAAGCAGTAAAAGATGTTCCGTCAATGTTAGCTCCCGTTACTTGGTGGGTAAGCTCAAAAGCAGTAGCAGTTTTGTTAGCTACTATGAACCGTTGGCCATTAATTTCAGTCATACCAACAACACCAGTAATATATACTTCATCACCGTTAGAGTAACTATGAGTAGCTGTAGTTACTACTACTGGATTAGCCGCAGTAGCAGCACTAATAGCTTTAGTATCTTCTAATACATGACCATCATTTCTGATAACGCGCATATAGGCATCACCAAATTCTAGAACGTATTGGTCGCTTGTTTTAAATTTGAATTCGATTAATCTGGGAGAATTACCGTCAGTGTGAGTTTTAACTGGACCTATAAATAAAGTACCAGGACGGTTATCGGCGCCACCAGTAGAACCAATCTGCATATTTCTAGCTGTAGCTAGACCTACATGATATGCAGCAGTATCTACACGGCCATGTAAAGCGGGGTCAAGTCTCCCCTTAGAAAAGCTGGAAAGTATTAAATCTGGCATTTTTACCTCCCTCTAATCCATTCAGCCTCTCTAGGTGGTTTATCAACTTGCTGATTAGCATTAATAGCAGAAGCTTGAGCTAACATAATAAAGCCTTGCTCAAATTGAGTATTAGCTATATCTTTATCTCCAGTTAAAGTAAAAGCTATCCTGGAAGATAAGAAGGTAGCAAACACTTCAATAAATAGTTTAGAGTATAAATCAGTAGTAGAAAGGTTAAAAGTATAAATAGCAACAGCATCCTCAAGATTAGTTAAGATGCTTAGAGTTTCCTTAGCATCATCTACCTCAATCTGATATGGGATAGCATCAGCTTCATCGTCAGGAATAGTAGGATTCTGAAGTTTACGAATGATAATACAATCCGCAGGATACTGATATCTATACCCCCATACATCTTCAGGGGGGTCATCAGCGTGTGCAGCCAAGGTTAGACGTTTACGCGCAAAACTCCAATCAAAAGCCTCAAGAGTTTGTTCCCTGGTTGTTAAAAACCAAAGATTAATCTCTCTAGCTTCAGCGTTTGCCTCCGTTAAACTTTCAATCTTTGACCGTACACCAATCTTACTTAAAGCCATATTCGCAATTTGAACGCTACTTACGGCCATTAGTTACCTCAATATTCTAACTTACCCACTCTCATTAGAAGATGGGGAGGGACACAAATATTATCTATTGCAACCAATATCCCAATAATCAAGCGTAATGATAACCTGATTAGCGCTACGGTTAGCAATTACGATATAAGGAGTTAGAGAAGTAGTAATAGTAACAGCCGAATTAACCCAGCCGCCAATAGCCGTACCATCAATAAATCCGCGCACACGACCAGATGAATCAATCTCAGCCCTTACCGTAACATAAGTATCATCAGTAGGAGCAGAGCCAGAATGGGTAAGAGCTGTATCCGTATTAGCTTTAACCCCGCCGTGGAACCATTCATCAGTCGTAGCATCAACGTCATACCCAACACCAGCAGCATTAGCAGCGTCACTATCAAGGTCACCAGTGCTAGCAAAGATAGGAAGCTCAACCGTTGTACTGATAGTATCAGAAAAGCCAACGAATACAGCAGCTTCAGAAACGTCATCAATCTTCAAACGGGCTTCAATATAAAGACCGCCCATATTAGCTTTGAAGTTGGTAACGTCAAGACTCATAGCCGAGCCATTAGCCCCATGGGCACCATCATCAGAAGCCGAATGCATCGTAATCTCGCCTTTGTCACTGTTGGCAACGATGGTAGCCGTAGCATTACCAGTACCCGAACCAGCGGTAGACGAAGTACGAGCATCTATAGCGTTACCCAGGAAGTCATCAAAATACCTAACTTTCTGAGAGGGGTCAAGCGACAAACGCTCAGCTTTAGGCACACCGTTTACTGAGCCGGGGAAATCAATGCCTGACTGTTTAACAGTATAAACAACATTACCCTGCTTATCATAAATAACATCAAGCTCTTGGTCACTGTCGGACAATGAAACAGTAGCAGTACCAGAAGAGTCAGTACGAACAAACAGACGAAGATGCTCCTCTTGCCTTTCTACAGTATAACCGTCTGATACCGTAGCATTAGCAGTATTATAATTCTTGATGGTTTCCCAGGCGCCTGAGCCTTGTGCGCCTAACTCCCGCTGAAGCTCGATATCCATATCATAGGTTCCAGAGATAGCAACCGTGATATCTTCGCCTTTATCCATTACTGGATGAACGATGGTATCATTTACACCTGTAAAACTACCTGACGTTGTAGCCATTTCTTATTTCTCCTTTTTCTTCCCTTTGATGGAAGTTACATTATCTTCTTTAGTATTTAATACTTTATACTTCTTCTTAAATTCAATTTCAAAAGGTTCATCATCCTCCATATTGTCCTCAATAGCTTGCCAAATAGCGTGGACATAGCCTGGGGAACTGTGTATGTGCGAGTCCGAACATCACCTTCACTCCGCGCCTCAACTTCCATTGTCTCGATGTTAATACTTCAGCCTTTTCGATACAATCACTGCTTTGGATAATTCCCCTTGACCTCATTAATCCGGTCCATCATGGCTTGCGCCTGTGGGTCAAGTATCCCGTCGGACAGGTATCGCCAAATCGCGTCAAGCTGGTCGCCGATGGGCGGGTACGCCATGAGCCTGTCTCTTGCGTATGTGCGAGTCCGAACATCACCTTCACTCCGCGCCTCAACTTCCATCGTCTCGACGTTGAAGAAATGGGTGTCGTTATTCTCAAATGGCTGTTCATCGCAATCAACTGAAATCTCAGTTTCGAGGTCAAAGTCAAGCGAACCGCGCCGAACCCACTTAAGTATCTCGCCCGAAGCTCTATTGAATATCGCTGTCCCCATTAGTCTCTCCCCCTGCGGTCGTTCCAACCTCGCGTGAAAATTACAAGTTGGTGGGACGCTGTCGAATTGTCTTGTCGAGTCCTTATCTGCATGGACGTGTCTGTCCTCACATCAACTTGCGCTGTTTCAGATGTGTAGGCGTTCCCGCCATGAATATCAATCATCTGTGTCGTGTACAGAACAGAGGTCGGCGTTGTATCCGTGGTGGCAGGGTCAGTCACGAGCATATAAGTGGGGCCACCAGAGGGGGTTGTATCGGACATATAAAATGAGAGTTTTGCGATAACCTTCAGGTCGTCTGGCACCGACACCGCCGTGAGTACGGCAGACGTGCCGGGATTGGCTACATTCGCATCAAGCTGGACCACATCCAATTCGTGGTCATCGCCGTGCTGAATGACCTTGATGATATTAGATGTTCCGTCCGTGGTCCTCGACCCCACCCTTCTCCGAACTGTCCAACCCGAAACGCCAGTCGCACCCGTTACAGAAGTGTCAGCCATGAAGTCGTAAGTTCCCGCCGCTGAATCTTTTTCGATAATGAAAAAATGAATTGTCCCGGAAGCAGGAAGAGTGACTGAATCAGCCAGCATCCCCGCCGCATCGCCTTCGGCAAAGGCCGCGTCACCCTGCTTAGTTAAGGCCGAAGTCGTTATGTCCTTAGTGTTCGCGGTGTCCCGACAAACAATCGCCGGGAAGTCGATGTCGTGGTCAGCGTCCCCCCCCGTCACAAGGTCTGCGTTGGTGATGTAGCCAGCAGGGAGTCCTCCACTAGCACCTGCCACCTCAGTGTCGACATAAGCCTTAATAGACTGCTGGCTCGCAACCGCTGTTGCGGAGTCGGAAGCCATATCGTTTTCATCCTTGAACGATGCACCCGATATGGCCCCACTCACAGCAAGGGTTGTGACGGATGCCGCCGCCGCCGCTCCGCTTCCCAAGCTACCGTCCAGCGTTCCAGTTACGTTTCCGGTTACGTTACCCGTCAATGCTCCTGCAAAAACGGTTGATGTAAGAGTCCCCGTCGAAGGGTTGTATTTTAGGTCACCGTCAGACTCTAGTCCGAGGTTGCCGCCATCTAAGTCCCCACCAGAGGTGAAGATGATGGCATTTTCTTCGTCAGTACTTTCGTTGTCAGTAATCGTCACTGTGGTTGCGACACCATCCGCACTATCATCAACATACTTTTTGATGGATTGCTGGCTCGCAACCGCAGTCGCAGAGTCGGAAGCCATATCGTCCTCATCTAAAAACGAATCACCCGAAATGGCCCCACTCATAGTAATTCCACCACCATATTCTACAGTTTTTTCATATTTAATTTTTGCTTGAGTAATCGTGTATGCTAGGTTGCCTTGCTCATCCCAAAACTGTTGTAGATGGTGGTCACCATCAGTAATACCTACTGTGGCAGTACCAGAGGTATCAGTACGGACAAACAGACGTAAATGTTCATACTGGTTTCTTACAACATAAACATCAGAAACCGTAGCATTAGCTTCCTTATAAGTTTTAATAAACTCCCAAGAACCGGAGCCTAATGCACCTACCTCCCGCTGTAACTCTATCTCCATATTATAAGTACCGGAGATAGTAATAGTTACATCTTCATCCCTGTCTACAACACCATGAACCAGGGTATCATTTACAGCAGTAAAGGAACCAGAGCTATCTGCCGCCATATTAAAATCTCCTAACTATTTCTCTGGAGGATTTTTCACTTTCGGGGGTCTACCACGTCTCGGTTTAGGTTTTTCCTCCGATTCTTCATCCTTCTCAGCCTTATCTTCAAGAGCAGCACCTTGGTCAAGTCTAGATGCTATATTCTTGTCTCGTTCTGCTTCCGCTTTATCTCTAAGGTCTTGCTCAATTTCAGCAGCTTTTCTTCCTGCGTCATATGCTTGAAGGGTATCATCCTCTTTTTCTGGAACAATATCTTCTTCAGGGTTAGTAACGATTTCAGCGGTAGGAGGTAGAACATCCTTATATTTATCATCAATTTCTACTACCCCCTTACGATATCTGATAGCTTCAGGACCGAACCAAGGACGCCTAAGTTTTATCCACATTTTTTATCCTCCTCTTACCTCTGGCCCCCAATTATTAGTTGAGGGCCAGAAGTAAACTATTAATTGTTAGCGTCAGGATGCGATTTCCATCCAGCCGGGTCAAGGGTCAAGAACGCATTAACATTACCAGCAGTAAAGGCCGCAGTAGCCGTAACCTGCTGGAACGCCAAATAGCGCTCATAATCCGGGTCTTCAGCAGGAAGCGGAACAACCATCTGATATCCCGCAACCATCGTAGCAACCGGAACAGGCCGACTCAGGTAATGGATAGTCTGATTACCATCAGTAGCGATAGTAGTCGTACTATCCGAAACAATCGAAAACTGCATCGTAGCAGAGCCACCGCTAGTAGCAGCCGTAGTAATCTGGAACACCGCATACACAGGCTGTCCATTACCGAGGTCTTGGCCAGCAAGCCCCAAGTCAATGATATCGCCTACGTTGTAAGTATTAGCCCCACCAGTATTCAACGCAGTTGCGTCTGCAAACTCACCAAAGTTATCAAGAATCATCTTTGAATCTCCTTAAAATGAAAAGTTAAAAACCACTACCTAAAATTATATTAGGAGATGGTAGCTTCGTCAGCAGATAGAGCATCACACCTACGCAGCGGAATACCGTGATACTTTGTAACCGGAACACCACCAACCTGCTCAACGGTCAGCGTAGCGTTCTGGACAGCAGCAGCGGTCTGACGCCTAACCCAACTACGAATATCACGCGACATATAAAACGCAGGTCTACCAGCGCCAAGGTTAGGAATAAGCTCCATAGCCTGAAACATAAGCGAAGGAAGATGGGCGCCTGAAGAAAACGCACCAGACGTAAAAGTTTCTGAAAGCAGGGATTTATCAATATTAGCGATACGAACAACATAACGCCAATCCCGAACCGTCAGGCCAGCATCAAAACGATAATGGGAACGGTAAGCTTCCATCCGTCCACCATCACCATTTAAGTCCTCAATTGTAACCTGACCCTTATCCTCAAACTGAAGCCCAGCAGTAGAACCCTTAGGAACGATACCATGACAGGTATTATCGCCCCAGACAACGAGCCAGATACTAGCGTTATCGGAACCAGACCCACCACCAGCGATAATGTTGTCACCACTCTCAGCACTCAGGCTGTTAAAGCGGGGAGCAAAACCAGTGAAGGCTTCAGGCTCAGTCGTTTCATTACCGAAGAATAGTGTATCAACCAACTCCTGAGAAATACCTTCGATATGCGGACGGTTCTCAGAAAGCCTAAACTCAGCCGTATTCCCGCCAAGGTCAGCAAGCGCTTTATCAACTTCAGCATATGCTTCCAGCATACCAGTATTATCCGTAACCTGGACAACACGCGATTTGGTAGGCTGAACGCCGCCATACAGTTTACGCCAAGTAGGAGTAGGAATACCAGAGCGAATTGAAGTCCGGTTACCTGTAACCAAGTTACCCTCTTTCCAAACCATATCATCAAGCACTTCATTCGTTTCATTCAAAATTTCTACGATGGTAGCGATATTTCCATCAGGGTCCGTTCTTTTTGCAAGGTCCAGCAAAGTCGGACGAATAGCGCTAAGAGTTGCCATTAGTCTTTACTCCTTAGTTTTTAATTTGCAGAAGGGAACATTTTTTTAGCGGCTGAAACAGGTGTCTCAATTCCGCTTCTAATTGCTCCTGATAAGATTCCATCTTCCTTCATCATACCACCTAGGGTAGAAACAAGCCTAACTACTGCAACATTATTACCAATTCCCGTAGTCTCAAATAACTCTTTCAAAGAATCATCGGTATCATATTGCTGAAGAAAATATGCTGCGTTTGCAATAGTTTCATCAATATTATTTCCCCCGATTATTTCATCTTTTAGAGTCTCTTGTTTCCACTCATTCATTGAAGCTTCGTGGCTAGCCTTCTCAGCCTCAATATTTTCCAACTGAGCCTTATTCCAGAAATCAACCGCCTGTTGCGCTCCTTCCTGGGTTAGCCCCAAATCTTTAGCAAACTCAGAGAAATCAGTCATTCTCTGTTCTGACATTTGTAATCCTTCCGGCAAGCGGAATTCATCGTACTTCTCAGGAACATCTGATTTACCAGCCTCGTCACCTTTGGTGTCCTCAGCTTCGGATTCCTCAGTATTCTCCTGTTCATCTACTTCTTTGTTACCAGACGTAATAGTAGTATCTTTAGAAGCTTCACTGTCACTATTCTCCCCCGTTGCTACAGTTATACCAGTATCCTCAGTACCTTCATCCGTTCCTTGAGCTTCTTGTTCATCAGCCATGTTACTTCCTCCTATTTAATTAATCACAAAGTATAACACTATTGAGTACAATTGTCAACCTTATTTTTTATCCTCAGCAGCTTTTTTCTCAGAGTAATACTTATCTCTATCCTGAGCTTCTTTAGCCATTAATGAATACCACTTCCCAGGAACAGCATGAATTTCAGCCAAGAGCCACAACCCTATATCCCTTTGGCCTTCAAATCTTTCCATGTACTCGTTAGGAGAAGCTCTATATATTCCACACTCAGATACCAATCGCCAAAGAAAAGCTCTACCTTGATTACTGTCTAACAAGAACCTTAAATCTTCAATCTCCATCTCACGGATGAAGTCCCGCATTTTCTTCTTTTTCTTTACTTTAGTGGCATCTCCAACATCCTCCCCAGACATATCCTAGCCTCCTACGGCGTCTGCTACAGCATCTAGCGCATTACCTCTATCAGTCTCAGCCCCAGCCAAGTCTTTAGCTGTGCTTCCCATCATAGCCATTTGCTCCGCTTGCTGCGCTGCCGCAGCCGCTTCTAAGTCAGCTTGCTTTAATTCCTGAGCAATTTCGTCAGGTACTATCAATCTCGGCGGAACGCCTACAGCCTTACCATACTCATCAACGGCTTGCATACCATTGAATTTATACAAAGCATCCGTAACCCCGATTTGCACCAGACCGCCCACATATCCGGTAAACCTATCAATATCAGTCGTAGCAATAGCCCTCTGAGCCATAGCAAGCTGCGAAACGTACTCAATCCTCAGCGGAGAACCTTGTAGCTCTTCGGGAGGCTCAGGAAGGATTCCAGCCCTCTCAGTTTGTTTAAACGTCCTGTCGATGAGCCTGTCCAGGAATTCACGCTGGAACCTCTGCAATACCGGACCAAGCTGAAGAAGCCTCTCCTCATTACGCTGTGCTAGCTCCAACTGGTTCTTAGGTTGAATCCCCTGCATATTGGATATAGCAAGGAACATATCTACGAAGAAGGCTTTATTGATTCTCTGCTCTACCTCAGCGATATCAATCCTCATTTCACCAATCTGAGGATTCACCTGATAGATGGGTTTAAGAGCCTGACCGCCAGCAGAATATACCGTCAAACCTCCAGGGAGGCTACTGACCGGAATATTCCGTAAAGAGGGAGGACCGTCCAAAGGAGGATTAACCATCTTGTCAATCCCTTGGGCTTTACGCTTTTCCTGAATCTGAACACCCTTGATATTTCCAAGGGCTGTCATGGCTGGGCAATCGGTCCCATAGATATCCTCACCAGTTACATCCCACCTAGGGCAATATGCTGGGAATTCATCGAAACCAGACTTCCTCAGAAACTTACCACCATCCCCTTTAGTAATCTCAGAAGGTTCAAACCAGATTGACCGATAGGGTTTGAATTCGCTAATCTGAAGCTTCTTAGGGTCTACATTAGGATTAGGCTCAATTACATGAATAACCTCATGCCACTTGTCATACTGACTGCGATTATATAAATCTTTAACTCCTTGAGATACATTATCAATACCAAACTCAGATACCATCTGCTGAGTAGTCATCTCCATTTCCCGCATAACCGTATCTACTTCAAAACGAGCATTTTGCGATATCCAATAAGCGCCAGCGGTCTGAGTGTAGAATCTAGATACGTCATCGAAATCCTGCACATGAAGCATACAACCTGTACCAAACAATAGCATCTCACCAATAAGTATGGGCGCCATATCGTACAGGTTACCAGCGTTGAATATCTGGAGCAGAAGGTTCTCAACTATATTGAGCCATATTTTGACGTTCTGGGATTCCATCAGTCCAGGGTCAAAGGTAGCTAAAGCAAACCAGGGTCGAGCGGGGGACATAATACCAGCATACATCCCAGCCCTGGCGATTTGATGTGCCTGGGTAGCAACGTCATTGATAATACTCTGGTGTTTCTTAGTACCATCGTTACGGTCCTGGGTAAAGAACCTACCCCTACGAGGCTTCACAAATTCCTGAAGCTCTTTGTAATGACCATCGAAAGATGACCTCTCAAGCTTTAATGAGCCTCTACGCTGCGTAAAGTATTTATGCGAATTCAAATCCTGGTCAGACATAGTATCTCCTACCGCCCAAGCAGCGTTTTGCCACGGTTACGCCGCTTTCCTAAAAGAGTGGGGATAACTAGTTCTGGTTCAGTCTCTAATCCTCTACCTGAAGTAACAATAGTCGATGACCTCCCTTTACGGGCTTTAGCTCTTTGTACCTCGGCTTTCTTGGCTTCTATAATCTTTTCCTCAAAAGGTGACTCAGGAGCTTTCTGGTCGGGAACCTGATTATCAGCAGGAGTCTCTACCTTTGGCTTGACAAACTTATCTGGAAGTTCCAGGCCAAGTTGTTCACTAATCGTTTTATCTGGGTCAAGCCCCCTAAAGAAAGCAGCAAACTTACCTGGGTTATCAGAACCCAATCTAGCAAAGATAGTATTAGAAGCGTGTTGGGCCTTCTTCCTATCCTGTACGAATCCAAATCTCTTGAATCTACTTAACTCATCAGCTATTGCTTGCTGCTCTAATCCGGGCCCAAGCTGCTGTCCTGGGCTACTAGCACCACCCATTATAGTTCTCCTTCCAAGGGATTATACTCATGTTCAACCATAAGCGCTTTTTTATTCTCACCAAACATTACCGAAGCTGGCGCCAACTCCTCGGCATAAGTAATAGCCAAAGCATCTATAATATCAGGAGATGCCAAACCTCTATCCTTCATCTTACTCTTAGGCTCTAAGCAAATCTTAGAACCACTAATTGTATAACCAAATTCCCTCATAGTCAATTGGTCCCTAATCTCCGGTCCTATCTGACTACCCTTCTCTGGCAAGCATAATCCAGACTTAATAGAATCCTTCATATCCCCCCATAGTTCGTCTGACTTATACCTGTATACTTGTTCCTTATTAGCCTTACGTCCTGGGAATACATCCAAAGGACCGTAGCCAAGGAACCTTAAATGGTCAAGTGGGCTACCTCCATACCCACCGCCAGCATCAATGAATATATGAACCTCAAATCCTTGCCCATTATAATCATTATATTGTTCTATAATCTTACCAGCTAATTGAATACCATCCAAGCCAGAGTAGCGCTTGATAGGAAATGACCTTGCATCGTTTCCGCACCGAGGATAAATAACGCTTTCATCATCTCCCTGCCTAGCTACATCTACACCAAGAATAAGGGGAGCATCACCGTGACCGCCAAGTTGCCTACTCATGGCATCATCAACATCTGCACCTGATATAAACTGAGCAGACGAGGCAGCAGGAAAATCTCCTTTAACCCTGACTCTGACGATATCACTATCCTCGCCATAGTCCTCAATCATTTCAGCAGCGACTTTTTTATTCGTAATAGCTACGTTGCGGCTATCAATCTTTCTTACTATGAAACGATGTTTATATCTTCCTTCGCAATTCTCATAAAATCTACCACTGTTCCGTGTGGGATTGCCAAAGTCAAATACCATCGGCTCACCATCGGTAAGACCGCCCTCTCTAACTTCGTAGATTTTTTCTGGTATTCCAGAAGCCTCATCGAATAGATAAAAACTTGTAGAGCTAGCACTATGCTGTCCCGCAAAAGCTTCCGAATTCTCCTCTCTGCACGTTTGAGCATCTGCCCTCCAGGATTCTTTATGCTTCTTATGAGCCAAGGACATAGCGCCCCGGCCAGTGTTATAATCAAACCAATGTGAAGTCAGGGAAAGCTTATGCCACTTACCTACCTCTGACCATGTTTTCGTTCTCAACTGGTCTGCCGTAACCGCTGTCACAGTACCCTTACAGAAGGGCCGGGTATCCAGCAGAAACTTAATCAACCAAGCCGACAGCGTAGATTTACCTATACCATGCCCAGACGCCGTAACGAATCTAATAGGGTCTACAGGCTCTCTACCGTTGAAACCCCTATCTTTAATCTCTCTGCCTAATTCATCAAGGAACCTACAAGCCCACACATCGGGGCCATAAATACACTCAAATCGGTCTGCATATTCATTAGGCAGTTTAACGACTTGTATAGGCTCATAATCGGACCAAGGGAAAATATACATAACATATCCCAAGGGGTCCGTATAAAACTTAGCCAAGTCATATGCCAACATAGCATCAGCGTTTTTCTCCTCTGGCATTACTCTGCCTCCGCTAATCTTTTCCTTCCCTGAAGAATTAACTCAACTAAGTTGACCTCACCCTCATGCTTTATCCTATCAATAAACAGACCTTCAATCTTAGCCAATGAATCTAGGGCTGCTTTCTTATCCTTGGCAGCTACAGGCTCCAGTAGTCCTAATCCCTCAACCTCCTCAGCATCAGCGCCTTGTACCCATCCATTAGCATCAGTCTTAATGTTAGGAGTTTCCACCGGAGCAAAAGCAATCTTAGCCAATTCAGTGATAATCCGGTCCTTATCCATATGCAGCTTCTTACTAATTTTTTTAGTTTCAGCTTGCATAAGGTTGAGGCGCCGATTGATTTCGTTCTGGATTGCTACTTTTTTAAAGAAGTTTGCTGCGGTATTAGGACTGTACCCGGCTGCTGTCATAGCCTGACCTTGATGGAACCCATTACTGAAGTATGCGTCTAGCGCAACTATATTCTTAGGGGTCAGGCCATTAATTAACTGCCCAGGCAACTTGCGCTGCTTATTTTTATTTGACCCTCTATGATTTTTTTTCTTGATATAGGTGGCTATACTATGCTTGGCCATATTATATTCTCCAATTAATTCCCCAGCCCCCCGCTCTCCCGCAGGGGGCCGGAGTTCCCACTGACCGGGGGAGGAGACCGCTCAGCAGTTATTCTCATTTTCGAGCCGCATTATATCAAAATATTTCATTTATGTCAAGTGTTTATAATTATTTTTCAGGGGATATAACTGTTTTTCACCAGCGCATTACATTGAGTATCATTATTTGTATTATTAATTCTTATTTATTCTTGCGTGTATATTGCCTGTAAGGGGCATGGGCAAGGGCGCCCCCACCCCCCGAAGTCCGCCGCTCAGCCGGGAAATCGCAGCGCCCGGTGGCTCGAGGTGGCTGGCGGTGGCTGGCGGTGGCTCGAGGTGGCTGGCGGTGGCTGGCGGTGGCTGGCGGTGGCTGGCGGTGGCTGGCGGTGGCTGGCGGTGGCTGGCG